AAAAAACAAATAACTAAAAATAAATAAAAATAAAAAAGTAATGCCACCATTGTTGTATATTATAAAAAAAATATACTTTGTCGGGTCTCAAGTCCGAAATAAAAGCTGCAGAGGGATTTTTTTTTAAAATAAGTATATTAATTTTGCTAGTCTATTAAAAAACATCTATTATATATAATAATGTTATTTGAATTAGAAAAAAAAAATAAAAGAACTGCAAAATCAAAAAAAATAAAAAAAATAAGTAAAGTAACTCGTAAAACAAAAAAAAAGACAAAAATAAAATTAATTGTAAATTTTGATGAAAATGATCCTAGAGAAGTATTATTTCCCAAAGATAAAAATATAAATTTGAAAGATTTACTGATATCAAATATAAGTGAATATAGTGTAGATAAACCGCTTGATGCGGAGTATATTTGTAAAATTATAAAAATGCATTTATCAAAAAAAAACATTATAATAACGGATGCAACTTCTAATGTTGGGGGATCTGTAATTGCATTTGCCAAAAATTTTAATAAAGTGAATGCTGTAGAATTAGAAAAGATTCATTGTAAAGCTTTAGAAAATAATTTAAAAATATATAAATTGAGTGATAATGTGAAGATATATTGTCAAAATTATTTGGATATAATGGATAAATTACATCAAGATATAATATATTTTGATCCACCATGGGGTGGTAAAGATTATAAAAAAGAGTATTTAATGGATTTATTTTTAGGAAATACAAATATTATAAAATTAATAAATAAAGTAAAAACCAAAACAAAATTAATTGTATTTAAGGTTCCAAAAAATTATAATTTTGGAAAATTTTTTTTAGAAATAAATTATGACAAAATAACTATATATAAAATTAATAGAACTAAAAACAAGGTATCATATTATATTATAGTATTAGAAGTCTAAAAAAATTGAATTGAGTTAAATTTTATATTTAAAATATTATAAAAATTTTGTTTTTTAATTTTTGTTTTTTAATTTTTGTTTGTTAATTTTTTTTTTGTAATATAAATGACTAAAACAAAGTCCAATAGTAATACCTAATAAATATCCACCAATAGCCCCAATAAAATTTCCATTTGTAGTTTTAGTAATACTGAGGAGAAGAATTACTCCTATAATTATAGAGGATATTAATGATCCCGGATTGCTATTATTAATATGATTCATAATGAAATATCCTACTAAATATCCGATACATATCCCGATAGTACTATCCGTTGTTAATTCCATATTATTTTTTTGTGTAAGTTTTGAAGAAATAATTATGATAGTGGAGAATAATATACCTAAAAAAAATATTCCGGTTTTTTCATCTGGTGATAATAAAAAAATAGAGAATGGTATAATTGTAAATGCTATTGGTATTCCACATATAAAATCTCCAAATCTATCAAGAATTTCCTCTACAAGTGGATGAAATTGTGCAGGGGTTGATTCTATATTACTCATTAATTAAAGTAATTAAAATAAATTAAGATAAAAATAAATTAAGTATAGTATATATAATTAAATAATAAATATAATAAATGATAGTGTATTTAGATGAAGTTGGAAGAGGTTCATTATATGGTTCTGTATTTGCAGCAGCTATAATTCTACCTGAAAACATTGATCCTCCATTTAAATTAAAATCTTATGATAGTAAAAAAATATCTGCAAAGAAAAGAGAAATAATATGTGAATGGATAAAAGCGAATTGTTTAGAATGGAGTATTGGTTATGTTGATTGTAAAGAGATTGATAAAAATAATATATACAATTGTACAATGACTGCATTTCATAAAGCTTTGGACAAATTAAAGTTACCATTTGATGAAATTCATGTTGATGGTAATTATTTTAAACCATATATAAAAGATGATTTTGTACCTCATAAATGTTATATAAAAGGTGATGCGACATGTATAGGAATTGGTTTCGCATCAATCGTTGCAAAAGTATCACATACTGCTTATATTTGCAATGAATGTTTAGTTAATTCCGATTTGAATGACAAATATGATTTATTAAATAATCAAGGATATGGAACACAAAAACATATTGATGGAATATTGAAACATGGATTTACTAATAATCATAGATTATCATATAAAATAAAAAGAATACCTGAAGAGTTTTATACGAATTATAAAATGAATATAAAAAATAAAAATATTTTTGAGTATGAAGTGTAAATATAAATAAAATAGAAAATAATATATAAAAGAATATGAATATTAATCAAAATTTGTTATTAGATTTAGAAGAAACCAAAAAAATAATTCCACCAATTACAACTCATAATATGGTATTTAATACAATGGATCGTAATTTAGAGAATGAGACATTATGGAATTTTAGAGTAAAAATGGGAACTAATTCTGAACGTAATGTGAAATATGCAATATATGAGAATGATAAAAGAAATATAAATGGTGTATCTGTAGATGGTCAAAATTATAAACCATATAATCCTTTATATCCGCATGGTAATATAATAAAATTTGATGATCAAAAATTTAATGCAGAAAATGGTATTTCTATACAAAAAAGAATAAAAAATTTGATAGAAATAAAAAATATACGAATAGAAATACCATTATCTTTAACAAATTCAATAAATCATTTTGATCATATTTTATATATATTTTGTGATGAATTATCTGGTTATTCTAATATAAGTGTACCTAGTAATGATGATGTAAGTTTTGTGACATATTTAACAGAGATTTTACCGAATTCTTGTATTTATACATCAAATTCAAAAATTGTATTTAATAATCCTGTTAATTTACATTCATTAAATTTTAAAATATATAATAAAGCGACGGAATTATTAGATTTAGATACAGCGTTAATACACGATGTTCGAATTAATTATCGTGGAAATTTAGAATTAATTAGTGATAATATACCAAAATCATTTTTAAAAAATCATAGAATTAAAATAAAAAAATTAAAATTTTCTACTAATAATGTGACATCAAACAATTCTGTAATACAAAGTCGTATTATTGATGGGTATATGAAGAATTCTGAGGTAATTTTACGTGATTTAAATGGAGATTGTATAAGTAAAAAAATAACAAATAATGATGGAATTTGTCTTCATGATATAGGTTTATATGATAAAGCAATGATAATTTGTTCTAATAAAGGTATTGATTTAGAATTATGTAAATTAGATATAAATTATAAAGATGAAAATAATATAGAATTTCGATCAATTGTATTTCCAAACGATAAAGAAATTTATGTTACTCCAGTAACAACATTAGTAGCGGATTATGTAATTTATTTAGAACAGAGTATAAACAATCAAGTAACTATACGAAAATATATTTATGAAAAAATTGTAAAGAAATTTTCAAAAATATTAAAAATAGTGAATATAAATTCAGACTATATATCTGAAAACAATATACCGTATTATATTTTATCTTTTCAAATCGTATCATTAATAAAAGTTGCAGATAAATTATTATCTTTGTGTTGTTCTAAATATAATAATAATTCATTAATATCATTAATTCTTTCAAAAGAAATAATAAATGGATTTGATTTTGAAAATTCTAGTAATATTGAATTATTATTACAAAAAATATTAAATCAATATAAAATAGATTATAAAAAGCATATAAAATTTATCAATATATCTAGTAAAAATTTATCATTATATAATACTTTTGAAAAAAATGTATCTTTTGATTATATATGTAAATCTTTTCTTTCTATTAATGACGAATTAAAACATTCAAGTTTTTTTAAAAAGAAATCAGTAGATGAAATAATAAAAAGAAAAAAAAATCCGATTGCATTTAGAAATAATGTAGAATTATATAATGAATTTAAAATCGAAATTAAATTTGATTCAACAATATCTGATGTTTTAAAAAGTGATATTAATTTTTGTCAAAAAGTAATAGAAAATATTGTATTAGGTTCTGTTAGTAAAAAAAATAATTTAGAAATTACTGTATGTGAGAGTAATTTTGATAATAAAACTTGTCTATTTTATTGTGATTATACTAAAAATAAAATAGAATTCAATTCAAATTTTGGAAATAAAGAATGTTATCATAGATTTATATTCAATGATATACATTGTTCCGTATTTTTATTAATACTACTAAGAGAGATATTTAAAATTTTAACTATAAATAATGATAAAAATGTTATAAATGGTAAATATGTCGGTACAAATGGTTGTTCAAAGTATAAAAAATTGTATAATAATGATGAATTTTTTATGAATAAATTTGAAACAAGTGAATTGTTAATGAATGAATTAATTTCTCCATTTTTTTGTCAAAAAATATATTTAAGAGACATTACTATTGGAATTTTAGAAGATTTGGGATATATTGTTGAATATGATTCAGAATTTATTTATAAGGAATATCAAAAAGTATATTCTCCTATAACAAAATATGATTATAATAAAAAATACGAAACATTAAATTTGGGTGAAAAAGAAAAATATGTTAAAGAAATATTAAATGTTTTACCAAAACAAGATTTTTCAAATTTAATAAATATTGATAATTTAGAATTAAATATGATTGACAGAGATATCAGATGTACATTGTTAATTAATACAGAAACATCTGTAAAGCTAGTAATAAAACCATGTTTATTGATTGTTGATGAAGATGTAAAATTTGAAATTGATTTAAGTCACAAATTAAGCCATAAACATACGAATATTATTAATTTTGTTTTTAATGATATATTAGATGATATTGTTGCGGAGGATTGTTCTATAAAATTATGTATAAAATATTTTATATTTTCTAATAATATTTCTGAATTTACAAATAATTATAAATTAATTACATCTATAAAATGGTTAAATATTCCAGGAACATTATTATTAAAAACACCATTACCATTTTTGAAAAATCATGCGAATATGTCAGTTTTAGAAAAAACAAATATAGAATTGAATCTGGAACAAGAATTAAATTTAGAAATGCAATCTTTATTAGAAACAGAACCCGAACCAGAATCAGAACCCGAACCAGAATCAGAACCCGAACCAGAATCAGAACCTGAACCAGAATCAGAACCCGAACCAGAATCAGAACCTGAACCTGAATCAGAACCCGAACCGGAACCCGAACCAGAATGTGAATGTGAAATTAATTATAATAATTTACCATCTCCATTTATATTAAATGGAGATTGGTCAAAATATATTTATAAAACAGTTTATAATAAAGAAACAAATCAATTTTATATAGTTAATAATAATGCAATATATGTTTGTAAATTATCTGACACCTTATCATTTACCGAAAATAATATAATATCTGAGGGATTAGATAATATACGAGATATAGTAATTAATTCAACTAAAAATGTATGTTATATATTAACAAATAATTATATAAAAGTATTGTCCGATAATACTATTATTTATAGTTATGGATTATCTGATTTAGGATTAAATTCAAATAATATTTTAAATACTTTATGTTATGTAAATAGTGATATAATATTGTTATTAAGCAATACTATTATATATTTAATAGATATATCTAATAATACATCTTTTGAAATAATATCAAAATGTGAAAATTCTATATTTTTGGATTGTTTTATAAAAATAACGAATGATAATCAAAATGCAATAATAATTTCAAAATATAATAATAAATTGTGTTTACTAAATTTTCAGAATATTACAAATATTGTAATAATGTCTACAATTTCTATGACAGAATATACCGTATCATCCAGTTTGAAATATATGAATTGTTGTGAGTCTACAAAAATTGAGAATATAACTTCTAATATAGTTGTATTAGATGTTCTCTATATAAATCATTATAATAAGAATTATTTATTAATATTATGTAGTTCTGAATTAATAGTGTACTATATAAATGGATTATCTTTCAACATAGTTCGAATAATTCAATTAGATAATGGTATTATACCAAAGAATATGTTATTAGGAAGTGGAAATAGTAATAATATTTTATATATTTTAAGCAATAGAATATTAGATGGAAAAAGTGTTTTGAATGTTTTAAATTTATTTGACAAATCAGGTGATTTATTATCTTTAAGTAACATGACATTTATACGTTCCGAATTATTTTGCGATATGCAGAATTTATTATATATTCATAATGAACAATTATTAATGTGTGGTATACACAACAACAACAACGTATTAATATGTTATAATGAATTTAATTTATTAAGATCAAATATGGAATTATTTTTAAATTTAGATTTGTCTATAGATGCAACAATATTAAGTATTGATCGTCGTATATCTAATTTAAATATATTAGAGTTAGATTACAACGTAAAATCTGGTGTATTTAATGAAGGATTATCTCTAAAAAATGATATAAATATATTAAATATGGATTTACAATCAACATTTCGTTTAGAAATGAGTCAACAAATAAATATATAAAATGATTATAAAAAAATGATTATAAAATGATTATATAATTTAAAAGAATAATACATTAAACAATAAATATATATTATTACATAAGATCTATGGCTAATTACCTAAAATCTGAGAAGATTAATAAAAATGATTTACGCAATAATATAGAAAATACAAAAGAAAAAGATAAATTATTAAATAGTTATGTTTATTTATATAGTTATTGGGAAAATTTATATTTTGATGCAAGAAAATCTGACGTTGAAAATATAGCTACAATGCAATTAGTTCAACGAAAAAATAAATTACTACTTCCAGTAATACTTAACAAACTTGGTATATTTCCTATGAAATATAAAGTATTTTGTAAATTACAAAAATCCCAAAAAATTGAAAAAATACTAAAAAATTATCCAGATTTATTAATTAATTTTGTTTATAAAAATTCTCATGACAAAAAGATTGCAATTACGATAGACCAATTTCAAATGCATGGTGCAAAATTTGAAAATATTGAAAAATGGAGATTAATGGCTTTGGCAGGTGTACATACTATACTTCCAGTAATATAGTTAATATTGAAATATCAATGTCATAAAATAATATATAAATAAAACGAATAAAACAAAAAAGAAAACCAATAAAACAAAAATAAAAACAAAGAAAACCAATAAAACAAAAAAGAAAATCAATAAAACAAAAATAAAAACAAAGAAAACCAATAAAACAAAAATAAAGAAAACGTAATGCTACCACATTATAAATATTAATAATGTGCATGGTCCCAAGTCATGAATATAAAACTGCAGAGGGGGGGTTAACTTAGTTTAAATTTTTTTTAAAGTTTAATTATTTTTATAAAGAAATATAAGTGGAAAACATTAAAAAAAATTATGGATGAAACAATAATAAAATCTGAAACATTAAAAATTAAATCTGAAGGTGTGTATGTGTTTAAAGATGAAAATGAGAATTGTTTATTTATGTTTAAGAAATTAACTCAAGCTCAAATGGATGTTGCTCTTCCAGATCAGAAAGAAAAAGAATGTAACTCTAATTATTTTGTTGGTATATTTAGAAATGGAATAGATTATTTAGGAAAAACAGAATATCAAGGAATTATTAATATTATGACTGATAATAAAATGTATAATTTATATGATTCATATACAGATATCTGTAAAAATTTTAAAAATTTTTCTGAATCTGAATATAATAAATATAAAACATTTGCAGAAAATCATATGAAAACATTCTATAAAATAGAAGAATTAGTGGAATAAAATGAAAATATAATATTTGCGAAATGTTATATAAAAAAATGATTTAATATAAATTAAAAAATATTATACTTTATATTAACTAATAATTTAATATTAAGGTAAAATGCCTACATATTATCATATATCTTTGGGTGAAGAAATTGTTATTAATAATATTAGTGATATTAATAACAATTGTTTAAATATTTTTAGAAAAAGTAGATCATTGCATTATTCAAAAAAAAATTCATATTGGTTTAATATTTGGAAAGATATTGGAGAGAATGTAATTAAATCCTATACTATTTATAAAATAAGTATACCATCCAATATATATACGGACAGTTTTAATCCAACTAGTAAAAAAATAGTAAGAATTACTAGTAAAAATATAAATGAATATAAAGAATTGCGAAGTAAAAAATTACTTAAAAATTACTCATATATGCGTAATAACAATATTATAGGTATTGATTTAAACACCGAATATATATATAAAAATGAAGAAGAAATAAATAATTTAGATGGTAGTCCTATAACTTATGAAGGTTGGTTGTTTGAATTAAATAATAATATCAAATGTCAAAAAATAGGAATTTACAATAATGGTAAATATATTAAATTATAAAATATAAAAAAAATGATTTATTATATTAGCTTAATTATTAACATATAATATTAAGAATATTTTATATTCATATTTGATAAATTCTTTAAAAATTTTAATATAATTATGCTTATTAATAATTTTAAAGTGTTGTTATCAAACAATTTATTAAATAAATTATTTAATAACAAAATTCTATCAAAAATATCTGATTATAATAAAGAAGATGATTTTACCAATATTGAAACGCAAAATTTAGACATATTAATAAAATCTTATATTCATGAATTAAAAAATATTGATAATAATATTGAATATTTTATGAACCAGATTATAAATAATAATATTTTTGTTAAAGTATTAGAACAATATGATGATGTAAATAGTAATCATCATTTAACAATTAAATTTATTGATTTACAAATAAAATGGATTGCAACTGCAATTCATGCATTAAATGTAAATCCGAATCTTCATAATATTGAATTAATTCGTGATTATATTAATGTACAATATAATGCGATTGATATAAAATATATAGAATATATTGATTACACAAATGAAAACAATGGAACAAATATTAATGATATTGTTGCAATTTATAAATCATATTTATATTCTTCTGTAGCTTCATATAAATATATTAAGTGTTTATTAGAAGAGTTTGATAATGATTCAGATATATTAGATCATCTTACTAAAGTTACAAAACAGAAGATAGATATTAAAAAAGATCAATTAAAAAATAAAATTACAGAATTAATTAATCAACAAGAAAAATTAAAAGGAAAACAAACTTTAGACAATATAAATGTACTATCTAGTAAGAGTAACGTTCAAAAAATAAGTTGCCCAACAACAAAATATGTTGATATTACAAAGTCTTCCAAATGTTGGTTTAATTAATACTCAAAAGAAACAAAGCAAAAAAGACTTCGAGTAAAAATTATGAAATAGTAAAACAAGATACAGATAAAGTACTCACCAGTAAAATGCACATAAGTAAAGTACACACAAGTCAAAAAAATAAATAAAAAAACAAAAAAACTAAAAAAAATAAAAAATAAATAAAAAAAACAAAAAAACAAAAAAACAAAAAAACAAAAAAAATAAAAAAGTAATGCCACCACATTAACATTATAATAATGTGTCGGGTCCCAAGTCCGAAATAATAAAGCTGCAGAGGGTAAAA